TCAACCTAAACAAGTCACTAAAATCTGTAACCTTAGAGTCAGCAATCAATTGTCTAATGTTCTTAAATGCATTTTTCTTGTCTTGTGTTTTTAGTATTTTCAACAATGATAACTTATAATCATTTTGAGTAATCATAGCCTCATCAATAACCAACTTACCATTTACTACTTGTCTTTGTGCAGAGTTTATTACTCTACGGATATCAGGATAACCACCATTAACTAATGTTACAATATCTTTTACATCAAACTCTGCATTTTCTTGACCTAAAATATTGGATAGATGTTGAGCAACTTGTTTTCTATCTGGTGGAATGATTTGGAACGATTGACATCTTGATTGAATCGGGTCAATAATTCTTTCCACAAAATTACAAGTCAAGATAAACCTACAATGTTTTGAGAATGTTTCCATAAGATTTCTTAGAGCTGCCTGAGCATTAGGTGTAATGTAATCACACTCATCTAAGATAATGATTTTCATATCTTGAAATCCCATAGTAGATGCAAAGTTCTTAACCTTCTCACGAACTACATCAACACTATTCTCATCACTAGCATTAATATACAGATAATCACAATTGATATTGTTTACCAATAACTTAGCCAATGTAGTTTTACCTGTACCTGC